CGCAGACGCCGCCATTGGACTAAGGGTTGCTCCCCACTCACTTCCCCACACCCCGAGAGTTTGTTCCGTCTGGCATGAGGCAAGACGGGTGGTACTAGGAGGGGCTGGGGGCTAGTGCCAATTGTGGCGACCCCCCACTACACCCCTGGGCTGACCAGAGATCTATGCTCTGGAAAGGTATCGAGCATCGGCCACTGACAAGACGTCCCCTTCGGGATAGTCAAATGTTGGTATGGGTTCCCAGCTCTCGGGGCCAACGACATCAACAAAAGACATATCACGAATCAGTCGGTCCTCCAGCACCTTCTGCTCGACACTGCTGATACCAAACGCGGCCTCAAAAGAGACCCTAGCCGCCTCCGACACGCGCACTGTTCTCACCCGCTGGATGATATCCCAATGACCCGCAAGCTTGACGGCCTCAAGAACATGGCCTTCCAAGTAGGGTGTGGGGTCTCGGTAGTCCGGGACGTCCGTCAGGAGTTCTACGGCCCGCTTGTAATAGTCTTGCAGCACAGGCAATCCTATGGCCAAATACAACTCCCCCTGTGCAATCGCCTTCAAGACCCTAAGGCCATGTCGTCGATCAGCATAGTGCTTATAGCCACTAAAAGCACAGCTCAACTGCTTGTGGAAATCACGTACCATGACATAGTGTTTTCCGTTGAACACAGGTTGACTTTGTCCGAAGACACAGCGCTCAAAGGTGGTCTCAGGCTTCTCGACTTCCATCTCCTGGGACGATACCCTGGAAACCAGGGTGCTAAACTGGGAACGAACCAGATTAGCTTCCTTCCCTTCAACAAAGAAGAGACAGTTATCACCGTCCACGAGTAGGTCGTATCTGCAAGGCCTAGATTGCTGGTAGATTTTCATCACGGCCCGACAGACAGCTAGCATGATCAAGGAATTACCAAGACCAGTGTTGTAATCACCGCTAGCTCGACACCCCTCCCGGTAGAACCTGGTGCCACATAGAGTCCTCCCCTTCAGCTCCAGTTGGTGCCTCAGGAGTGACCGTAACTTCTTGTCGTCACTATGCGCTGCCAGGTAAACCCCGTGCTCACGGCGTAGGTCACGCTTTGTCACGTGAGCCTCGAACCGCTTGCCGTCCACCTCGAATACCACTGCTCCTTCACCGATAGCCTCCCTCTTTCGCCGAATTAGCTCGGCTCTCGCGATGGGTCCCAGGCCCTTGCCCACCTGCCTTAACTTAGGCATGCCAGAGCACTGGTTGACCAAAACCCTCCAGAGAAACGCCTCCACGGGATGCAAGTACCTTGCCAACTCCAGATTATACCTAGCCGACCTAGCCATAATCATCCTTGGCTTGGTCGGTGCTCGCTTGAGCGGGTTAACTTTCTCGCCCTTCACGAAGGATGACAAACGATAGTCAGCTTTCGTGAATTCCGGGTCCAAGATAAGTGATTCCCAGGCTCTGGTGTACTTCTCCCTCATTGCCCCAGAGTACCTCTTGATCACATCAAAATAACTTACCCGGTGGATGTTAGCACGTCGTACCAACTTCCTGAACGCCCGAAACTCCGCACCGAGTTCGGGCGACCCCGGGTCATCCGGCGTCTCACCAAGAGTACGCCAGGTAAGTCCCGCCAACTCGTTATGAACGCAGTTGGCATGCACGGCGGGCGCCCAGACCCCATCAACTTGGGGCACGTGGTGCCAGTACATCCGCCGCTTGGCAGGCTCACAGCTAGACATGGCCGTTGGTTCGTTAGGCGGCACCAGCTCGGCTCCCTCGCGGATTGGCTCCAAAGGAACCTCCCCTAGACAGAGTCCAAGACCGCACTTACCCCGGGTGTCTCACTGCCCGCTTCGTTGCCAGAGATATTTCCCTACGGCAGACACAACCTGCGGTAGGTACCATTCCCCAGCCTTCCCGATAACGTAAGGCAGGCGCGCGTGGTATTGTCTGTCCTCTGGGGCCGCATCAACGTAAGGCTGATACTCGACGGCCCTTGGCCTGTACAGATACTCCACCAAGCCGAGGAAGGAGGAGGGTTCTTCGTCAAATGCTTCATTCGTGCTCATCAAAATGGCACGACGCGTAGCGGTCTCATCGACCGTCCTTGTAATGCCCAGGGCCACTGAGCCCGCGAGCACCTGCGCGGTTAGTTCGGGCGGCATCCCTAGCTCCTTAGCGTACTGGATTGCCTTACCCCGAGCCAACATGAGCGTGCTTTTGTCCTTTGGTCTGAAAGTAAAGAAACAGACCAACCTTGAAAGGATCCCCAAGCTGACGTTCACCCTATCGACGCCTCCATTCATTGACAGCTGTAAGAGCACGTCGGTGCGACGTAAGCCCTCACTGCTGCACTCATCCTCGTTGCCCACCCCGAGCTCGACTCGCTGACCGGCTATCAGCTCTACCCCGTTTCCGTACAATTCCGCCAACCAGACTCTCAAACTCTGGAGCGAGGACTTTATACCACCAGCTCTAGGTTCGATCATCTCGTCGGGCCGCCATGCGCGGAAGGTCGCTGCCGCCTCATGTACCCAGGCAGCACGCCTCCGGAGTCTGGCAAACCTCGGACCCTCCTGGCCTCCGGTTTCGCCGACCCCCTCGTTTCCGGGGAGGTCATTCTCCTCCCGTTCCAACCTACGCCGAGCTTCATCCAACGTAAGATAGGCCGGAACGGCTTCGTCAAGTGCTTCCCTCGCACCCGTGACGGAATCGACGCTAGACCCTGAGGAATTTGAGTCATCGCGTATCTCCTCTATCGGGACTGGTCTGGCCCGCCCCCTGGGAACCGCGGGTATAAACGGCACCGGCAAGACTGGGCCCCTAGGGCCCTGTGGTCCAGCTGGTCCAGGGACGCCCTCCTGAACGGGCGCTGCGGGCGGGGGCCTAGGGAACTCCTTCCGCTTGAAGAAGGGAGGCCTCCGCGTACCTACCAGGTAAGTACCCTCAAGATTGGGAACACCTTGGTGTAGTGCCTCTGCACGGTTTGCCATGTTGTAATTCTTGAGTGTCCTTTAGTCGTGGACATACGATATCTGCCCGAAGGCCCTGTGAGAGAAATCACCGGGTGGTCATACACGACACTACGGCTAACCACCTTTACCGTAGTACGGGATCCGTTAAGGAGGCTACCCGTAAACCCCCTCGGTTTTGCTTGAAACCTGATGAAAACACTACTGTGCCGGAGCGTCTTGGCGACTTTTAGACTTCCGAGGCCTGGGAACCAATATTACCCTCTCCTAGGCTATGAACCTGCATTCGTAGACTGGGATGCCACCCCAGTTGGAGAATGAACCACAGGTCACTACATAGGAGCC